ACCCATTTCAGGTATTCGTCTTTCCATATACGCTTATGCTCAACGTTTTGATTTTCTTGATTCATATTGCAAAATTACGCAAAATTTGTCGTACTTCTGCGTAGTCGGCTGAAAATCTTGTAATTTCAATAGGTCTTAATTCCGTGCCGACAATTTTACGGAAATGTTTTTGAGGATGTTACAGGTCCATAATCTGCTACGAATGTGTCATATTGATTTTTAGTTTTACCAATTATTGAGAATGATTGAAATCGCTTGGTTAATTCTTGGAGTTCATGCTCTGATGCCTTAGGAATCACAACAGACCATTGGAGTGTTCCACAAATACTCTTGCCATAGAAATCAGATGCTGCTTGGGGAGAAGGATATTCCCAGTGATAATTCGGCTCGGATACAAGAAATGACGCATCTATCATATTCTGAATGTTTTCATCATACCATTTGTTGAAATCTTCACTATTACTGTGTATATAAGAGAAAGATTCCAGATACACTATCCTCCACGGTCCTGTAAATTGAGGATTGAATTTTCTATACGATGCTCCTAAAGTAGAGTTATCTGCTTTGCCAATCAAAGTATTGAAAGATTCAGTTTTGAATTTTGCTTCCTCCTCGGTATTTACATATTCTAACCACTTTATAATTAAAGTGGATTCATACGAAAATGATGGCATATTGCGAACTGGAATTGAATATGTCATTATTTCCTCATTTTCTTGACACCATCGTAAATAGTCATTTATACATTCGGGGTTAACAGATATTCCGGATGCTTGATATTCAACAAGCCATTTGTCTTGTGCCATCGGCGTTGGATCATCAGAAGAGCATCCATATAGAAAGATGCTTAATATCCCGATTGTCCAATATAAGTATTTCATTTTCCGATTTGTTTTTCAAGTTGAGTAATACGCTCTTTGAGCATGGCGATAGTTTCTGATTTGGATTTGAGGGCATCGTTTAGAGTAGTGATTGTATCCACAAGACCATTTATACGCGCTATGTCCTCTGAGTTGTCTTCTTTTCTTATTAGCATTTCACCGTTGCCCCTTAGCAGCCACTCAGCAGAGATTTCAGGATATGCCTGAAGAATGCTTACAACTGTTTCGATACTGATACCTCTAAGACCCTTAATCTGGTTATCAAGGGTCTTTTGAGGTATTCCGCTTCTTATGGCAAGTGCGCGAATCGACATGCCGCTATATGCAACGATTTCCTTTAGACGGGTAAGAATGTCCATATTACCTAAATGTTAATAATTCTAAAAATTAGCCCAAACGAGCCTACATAATTTGCATTATTAGCTCAAATGGGCTAACTTTGCATCATCTTCAATCAAACACTACAAAATTAGCGAATTTGATTGAGATGAGCAAGAACATAATCAACAAAATATAAGCAAGATGACCCCAAACGAGACTAAACTCCAAAACCTCCGCAACTACCTTGATACCCTCATCGGGGAGTATCGGGAGGCAATTTCATCATCCGTCCGCGAGATGGAGAAGTTCAATATCTCTCCCGAAGATTTCCGCAAAGAGTCCGTCAGCCTCAACGTAGCCGCCTTTACCCTCGGCTATCTCAATCTGGCAAAAGAGGTATCCGAAAAATCGGACTACAAAACAACCGAGAATTATATCCGCTTCCACAAGCATCAGATTGAAACCAAAGCGATCGGCGAGGCTGGCGTAATCACTCTTGCCCAGAACGCCACAATCTCGGCTCTCTCTACCATCATCACCCTCTACCTTGATAAGTAAAGTCAAACCAATAACCCCAACAAAGTATGGCAAATTTAACCCCTTACTGCTACAAAGCACTCAATGCAGAGTCTTACAACGCTCTCGCCGCTCAGGTTGTAACTTCAACCATCAACGCATCATTCTTCCCCAAACTCTTCACCATTGTAGTAACTCCCCAAGAGGGAGAGGAAGAAGCCTTTAGGGAGATTGGCAAGTTCATCGACACCGAGGGTCTGAGTTTCCACATCAACCCCATCATCCTCCACGATGAGTGCCAGGGAGAAATCATCGACGACGAAGTAACACCGTCCTGCATCCTCCAATCCATCATCCACAAGTTGCTTGAAGAGAAAGCACACGACAAAGAGGTTGCGACCAGTCTACAGACTCGTCTTGATGCCTGCGAAGATAATCTCAACTCGGTTCGCAAGGACAAAGAAAGCTACTACAAATGGTGGCAGGAAGAGGTCTCCAAGCGAACCCGTCTGGAAGAGAGCGTTAAAGCCTTCCGCACCCTGCTCAACGCGGTAGTTGAGTAACCCCGCCAAAGTCAAACCAACCTATAAGGCCGGTTGAGTTGCAAATCAACCGAAAGGCGCAAGCCTTGGAGAATGTGGTGTAACGGTAGCACAAGAAGGAACCGAAGGTGCAGGTTCGAATCCTGCCATTCTCGCAACCAAAGAAGAGTACCTTGACAAGTCTGAAATTCCGCTGAGATGGCTGGACGGGAGACCGCCGGAACATCAGCGATGAGTGGTAGCCGATAAAGAAGCAGTCGAGTATGCCGAGAGGTGAAAGACACTTTGAGACGGGTCGGTGCCACGGTAAGAAAGAACCATCCGAGCTTATGCCGAACAATGACGGATGGCGGGTTGAGTCGTGTCCGCCCGTGGCAAATGGACCGGTTATTAACGATTATCCCCGGTTGGAGTAAGCAACTATGATTTTTACGCGAAACAACCGGCAAATATATCAGAACGGTGTAGCTCAATTGGTAGAGCAACGAGGTATGATAATCCGTAGGTCGGCGGTTCAAGTCCGCCCACCGTTCCTAACTCAAATTCTACGAATATGGATAAGACTATTAAAGTAGCCACTCTCGGCATAGCTGAAGAGCTTAGAAATATGGAGATAGGCGATGTCGTCCAGTTTCCTGTCCCCAAGTATAATTACAATTCAATTCGCACTTCTCCCGGCACCACACTTGTAGCCGAAACAATGGAGGGTCGAAAGTGGAAAACCAAAAAGGACATTGACAATAAATGTGTCCTTGTTACAAGAACCGCGTAAGCCTATGGGAAGATGTCTTGTAACTTCGGTCAACCCTGCGGAGATCATGCTTGAGAATATATTTCGCGTCATGGAGCGTGAGACATTCTGCAAAGATACGGCTGCAAAAATCGTTGGCGGTGTAAAGAAGTTAGAGGACTTGATTGCCGCCGGCGAAATTGATGCTGAAAAGGGATGCAACGCCCAGAACAGCAAATGGAAATGCAATGCTGCACAAGTTCTGCGACATTGCCGGAATATGAGAAACAAATGAACTTACCACATAGTAGCCCGTGAGGGTGTTTTTCATTATAAGAATCAATAGATTGCCTTGAGTGCCCGTGAGGGTCGTGGCATCATCTTTAATCAAACCCCGATAGCCGAGCGGGTAATCTCGGCCACTTGGTCGGTAAAGTTCACGTGTTGGAGGCGTGAGGAGCGAAATAACCGATGGAGCCATCGGCCCTCATGGGTTCGATTCCCATACCGGCCACACCCCAAATTAGAATAATATCATTAACGCCGGATGGTCTGTGAAGATAGTCCGGTTTTTTCACATGAGAGACTGACATTTGGTGAGTGTCCCCCGGGTTGAACCGGGCGTAGGTGAATAATCGCGGCCGCTAAATAGCCTACAAGCAGGTTCGACTCCTGCTCTCTCAACTACATCATCAAAACACATCATCAAAATGGATAAGCCAACAATCTCCAAGCGCATCAGCGCCGGAACTCGCGTCTATTACATCGACGCGCACAACGACCGCAAAGGTCAGCCGTATATTTCCATTTCGGAAATACCTACCGACAAATCGCCAGGCAAAAAGAAAAGGCAGTGTATCTTCCTCCATGCAGAGAACGTGGACCAATTCGCCCAGGCATTTGCCGAGGTTGCAAACCATATTAAAAATGACACTCAAGGATGACCCGATTGTTCTTCTCGGCTGGAGTTGCCCGTATTGTGGTTCTCCAACAAAACTCGTTGACGACACGGAAATCTACGGGCGATCATACGGTACCAAGTGCTATCTCTGCAAACCGTGTGGAGTGTGGGTCGGCTGTCATAAGAACTCGGACAAAGCACTCGGCCGAGTCGCAAACAAAGAACTGCGACAACTGAAGCATCAGGCTCACGAGGCTTTTGACCCCATCTGGAAAGACGGCTATCTTCCACGCACTGCCGCTTATGAGGTCTTGTCCGTTGCTTTCGGACTCCCGATAGAGCAAACTCACATAGGAATGTTCGATGAGGATATGTGCCGGAAAGTAATCTCATTGTCAAACA